GCATCGGCAACGCCTTCAGTGAGTACATCGCCAGCATGTTCCTCTCGACTGGCCGCAACTTCGGATCAGTCACGAGCAACCCGGCGATGATCAAGCACCGTGATCGTTCGCCGTTGTGGAAGCGGATCCGCAAGCACGGGTTTGTCGCAGCACAAGGCAACGAAGGAACGGTGACTGGTATGGGCAAGACTGACTCTCGCGATCGCATGACCAGCGGGTTTCGGTACGTCGGTCCTGCGAACGCCGTCGACGCGCGAGGGTTCCGCATTCGGGAGTCGCTGCGGTGAGAATCCTTTCCATCGATCCGTCACTGACGTGTTGCGGCTGGGCCATCTTCGATCGCCACCATGCGAAGCTGCTGCACGTCGGTCGGATCATTCCCGGTGATTCGAAGAAACCACTGGCGAAGCGGCTCGAACGAATCGCCGAAGGTCTGACCGATCTGCCGACCGATTCATTCGATCGCGTCGTCATTGAAGTGCCCAGCGGACACGTCGGCCGCAACCGTCACGGAGGTGGCGGGGCCGGCCTGTCGCTGTACGGTCTCGCGGTCGGGTACGTCATCGGCGTCACCAAATCACTCGGCCCGCCCGCGCTGGTCAAAGAGAACGACTGGACGAACGGCGTGCCGAAGAAAACCCGCACGCTGGTCATTCAGCGCACCGTGCCCCGCTACAAATCGATCCCGGATCCCGGTGGTGACATCGCTGACGCGATCGGACTCGGCCAGTGGTGGCTGCAGAAGCACCGCACGCAGCTCGGCTGATCCGAAGTGCCTCAGTCAGTCAGCTGCTCCCGCACGCGAAGCTCCCAATCCGGCGAGAGAGTGAACAGGCCCATCTGGCCGACGCACTCGACCGGCTCAGTCAGCGGCCGGATGTTGTCCAGGTACCATGCCTTCGGACCGAACGCCCACGGGTCATACTCTCGATCGAGCAGCGACGGCGTCGACACGTCAACCACGTCGACCAGATCGACCACCGCGATGATCGCTCCGCGTGGCAAGTCATTGGACGCCGGCGGGTCGACACCATGTTCCCGGCAGAACGCCATCGCGGACTTGAGCGACTTGCGGGAGCTGCCGGCGTGGATCGCCAGCTCGCCCCGGTGCTTCGTGGACCACGTCCGGTTCTCGACGCGCTTGTGACCGGCAGCGATCGCCCACGCCCACGGCTGATGAATCGTTACGGCTTTCACGGCTCAGAATCCTTTCGTGCCGAACAGATAGCCCTGTCCCGGTTCGTCGTCTTTCCCGATGAACAGCACACCCTGGCGGCTGCTCTCGTTGTTGTCGATCTGACGCTCCGGCGCCGGCCGGCGTTCGGAGTCAGAACGGCTCGTCTGCTTCATCAGTTCCAGCAGTGACTGTTGCGAGTGGTCCATCTTCCGTCTCCAGTTGATCGAAAATGTGTTGCCATGTCTCGGCCGCCGGCGGCAACCGCGAGTAATCGGCCGCGATGAAGTCGAACAGCTCCTGCGCGTCCCATCCCATTTCGTCGGCGGTCAGATCCCAGTCGGGAATCAAGTCCTGATCGCCCTCGCCGAAAGCGTCCGGGAATCGCACCCACATGCCATGCCGCCAGAAGTCGCGGCAGTCGGCCGTGTAGCAGTATCGCTCCCACACTTCCTGACGGATCGACCATTCGAACTCGACGCTGGCACGAGCCGTCTGTCGCAGTTCCCGGTACCAGTCGCGAAGCGTCGCGATCGGGATGCCCAGCTGAATTGCCCTCTGGCGGGCGTGGTGTTCCGGTGTTACAGTCATCGAGCCTTTCCATTGTGGTGATGGTCGGCAACCGGCCGGCGACGTGGTCACTCATGTCGCCGGCCGTCTTCGTGCGCGTCAGTCCTCGCACAGCAGGTTGGCGTTCGCTAATTCTTCAGCGTGATCTCGCAGCTCGCCGTTCGGTAGTTCTTCCAGACGCTCCTGCAGGCGTGCAGGCATCGGGTCATCGCCGGCGATCGCCAGTTCGATCTGTTCGTCAGTCGCTCCGTGCTTCACTGCAAGCTCGGCTAGCTTCTCGACGACGGTGACCATCCCGTTGGGCAGCCAGATCGTGTCGGTGATCGCAGGATCGATCGCGAGCTGGCAAATGCAGATCAGCAGATTGTCGGCAGTGTACGTATCAGACATCGTGGTGGTCCTTCTGATGAAACGCCCCGCCGCGAAGTGCGACGGGGCTGGGTGATGGTGCGACGATCAGGCAGCGGCAGCCGCCGGCCGTTCGACGCCGGCGACTTCCAGAATCGCCTGCGTCAGTTCGTCGCGTTGCCGCTTCAGCTCGTCGATCACCTGTTGCTGCGTCTCGACGACCTGCAGCAGCTGCTCGTTCTCGCGAACGATCTCTGCCTTTGTGGCTCCGGTCGTGCTCAGAATCCGGTTGATGTTCGACTGGCGTACCATGACAAAATCCTTTCGTGGTGATGGTCGCCCCGCCGCAACACGCGACGGGGCAGGGAAGAAACGGCAGGAGACTCACTGCTCCTGCACGCGAATCTCGGCTTGTGCGGCGTAGTACGCCGGCTTCGCGGTCACGTCGGTCACGGTGCCCATCGCCTGACTGATCAGATCAGTCGGGTTGTGGCAGCCGGTCCCGGTGAATCCATTGGCGTCGACCGTGCCGTCAGCCGTCACGGTCAACGTCCCGCCCTGTGGGTGATAGACGACCACCGAACCATCGGCGGCGTCTTCGCAGTACCAGCCCTGAGCCTCAGCGGCCGATCGGGCGACCTCGACGGCGTAGTGAGACTTCAGCGTCTCGATGTCGGCCACGTTGCCCCATGCTCCTTCGTAGTCGTCGAACAGCAGCTGCCCGTCGTCGGACAGGATCAACGGGAAGGACCAGTCCGGCAGCCGGATGCCGTAGCCGTCATGGGCAGCGATCTCGCCCGACTCGTCGTCACGTTCGAAGAGTTCGTGCCGGCCGGGGCCGATCGCTTCGCCGCCCATTCGCTCGGCCGCCCGGCCGAACGCGTCACGGTCGCGGAACTCAACGTCGACCTTCATCGTGTGAGAATTGACGACGACGCGGCCGATGCGTCGCATGACCGGCTGGAACCGGCACAGGTCGACGACTTCGAACAGTGGGCAGGTGCGATCGCAGCAGAAGCCGCTGGTGATGTTCGTGGTGGCGTTGTGAATGGTCATGGTTCTGATCCTGGTGGTGATGGTGGTGATGGTCGTGGTCGCTGCGTTCGTCACTCAGCAGCGGCGGGTTCTGCCTTCGGAATACGGATGGTTCGAGCCGGCCGGCGTTCGAGCACGTCGTTGACGGCTTCACCCATCTCGCTCAGCGTGTTCGTCAGCTGCTGCTTCACGGCGTCGGCGTCGAGCGCGTCGCGGGTGATTCCGCCGGCGAGATCGTCGAACTGATCAACCAGTCGATCGAGATCACCATTGCTGCCGATCGACAGGTCACGAAAGCGGCCGACGAACTCCTGAATGTGCCGCAGCTTGCCTTCCGGGAATCGCATGTTCTCGGCCGTGATGCGATCGCGAAGCTCGCCGACCAGGGTGGCGAACTCCGTCGCAAACGTCGTCTCGGCCAGTTCGACGGTCTCACTGAACCGGGCCTTCATCTTCGCCAGTTCCTGCTCGTACAACGCCGGGTTGATCTGCAGGAGATAATCCGGCGGGGCGAGCGACGGGAAATCCCACGACATCTGAAACTCAGACGCCGGATCGGCCGGATAGTCGGACCCGTCGAACAGACTCCCGAGCCGTTCGCGGGCGTCGTCGACGATCTCGGCATAGGCGGCACTCAGCTCGGCGACGGCGTCGGCCAGTTCACGTTCGAACGCCTGCAGCTGCTCGTTGAACGCCGTGACTTTCTCCTGACGCACCAGGCGGATGCCCTGCTCAACGTACGGCAGAGAATTCTGGAACCACCAGTCGCGAATCGTGCGACGCAACGCGTTCAGTCGCAGGACGGCCGGATGCTTGCGATCGAGAAGTGCCTTGCTGCTGTTGATCTGCTTCGGGTCGGCACCGACTGTCTCGGCGAAGCGGTCGACAACCTCGCGGCCGAGAGCACGACGGAAGGTCATCCATTCGAACTGCACCCGCAGCCCGGTGGAAATGCGTTGCAGATGGTCGCCGTGGTTTGTCATGGTCAGGGTTCCTTTCAGGTAGTGGTGTGTGTTAGTGCGTTTGCACTAGCCGCGAACGAATCATCCACACGGCTCGAAGCGTGGATAGAGCGGGAACGATCGAAACCGGAAAAAATCCCAAACCCGCCCGGCCGAAGCCGGGACGGGTCGGGACCACCACCATGATCAGTTCAGACCGGCCGGCGACTGACGCACGCGACGGGTCGCCCCGCCGGCGTCGGGCTGGCTGTTCGCCGATCGCAGAGAATCCTTCGCCCAATTCCGCAGGTTGCGAATCGTGTCGCGCTGCACCGTGGCGATGGGCTTGATCTGCTTCGTCAGCTCCTGGCAGACATCGAACGTCGGCTGCCGGCCGGTGCGACGGGCGGCCGACTTCACCAGCTGTTCCAGTTCGGCACCCGTCCAGTCGTCAGTCAGACGCGACACGTTGCCGATCAGATCGTCATCGAACGTGCAGCCGAAGCGTTCCAGATGCACCTGCAGGATCGCATCCCGTTCGGCCGGCGTCGGGCAGTCGGTGAAGAACCGTTCGTCGAAGCGGCCGGCCCGCGTCAGTTCGGGCGGCAGCTTGCTGAAGTCGTTGCAGGTCGCGACGGTCAGAATCGGCGACTGATGCTCCTGCAGCCAGGTCAGCAGATGTCCGACCATCCCCAGCGTCGTGCCGCCATCCGTCTGAGCCGACGACGCGAAGCCGCCGAGTCCCTTCTCGACTTCGTCGAGCCACAGGACGCAGGGTGCGACGGCTTCGGCCAGCTTCAATGCCGCCCGCATGTTCTGCTCTGACTGACCGACCAGGCCGCCCTTCAGTGCGGCAACGTCGAGACGCAGGACGGGCCATCCCAGCAGACTGCCGGCCGCTCGGGCTGACAGCGACTTTCCGGTACCGGGAACGCCCACCAGAAGGACGCCGCGAACCCGCAGCTGCGGATCGTCCTGCACCGGCAGCACTTCGTCGGTCACGTAGGACTTCAGCCCGTCGAGACCGCCGACCTGATCGCCGTCGACGGCCGGCCAGTATTCCAGGTGTCCGGACTTCCGCACCAGCTGGATCTTTTCGCGTTCGACGATCGCGGGATCGAGCTGCCCGCATTCGACGGCCGACAACGCGAAGGCCGATTCCGCTTCCTCAAGAGTCAGCCCGGTCGCGGCGTCGAGCAGTGCGTCGGGCTTCGACACGTTCAACCCGGTGGCACTGCAGACGACACTGAGTGCCTTCTGCAGATCGTCACGCGACGGCAGTGCCTGATCGATGATCGGGCAATCGTGGGCCATTTCGGCCGGCAGATTCCAGGACGGGGCCAGCAGCAGGACCAACGCGCCGCAACCCTTCAGTGCGGCGATGCGATCGAGCAGCGGCCGATACGCCGGCCCGTTCGCGACGATGTGCTGCCAGTCACGCACCACCAGAATCACGTTGTCGCGGGTCGTCGCCTGTTCGAAGGCACCCGCGAACTGGCAGCGACTGTCGACGGTGGCGCCCTGCTTCAGATCGACGAGGCCGCCGGCGGCCGCGATGCCCAGCAGCTGGTAGTCGTTCGCGTCATCGCCGAAGTGCTCGATCACGTCGGCGATCAGCCGGCGTTCCTCGACAGTCTCGACGGCGACGATCGGATAGCCGGCTGCGTGGTACTGAGCGATGGTGTTGATGGTTGAAGTCGTCATGGTCGTGGTTCCTTTCGGAAGGTGGTGATGGTCGCCCCGCCGCGACATGCGACGGGGCACGGGGTGAAGTTCGTTGCTCTATTCGGTCACGTTCTGCAGGGACTTCAGACGGGCGAGCATGTCGCGACGCAGGCGAATCTCGCCGCACAGACGATCGATGTCCGTGCCGTAGCCCTGAACCTCGCCGCAGCTGTTGATCGACGCCTGCGTGCCGTTCGTTTCGTCGTCGATCTCGCGGCGGCATTCTGCGGCCGTCCGGGTCAACGATCGGGCAAGGTTTTCGCATTTGTAGGCGAGGTTCTGCAGGGCGTCTTCGATGTCGCGCTCGGCCGTTTGAATGTCGAAGGTGAGGTGGTCAGTCAGGTTGTCGAGGAATGAAGCCATTGTCGTGATCTTTCGGGCTGGTGGTGGTGATTGTCGCGTGTGTTAGTGCGTTCGCACTTGCCACGAACGAATCATCCACACGGCACGAACCGTGGATAGTTATGGATCAAAGAAATCTGAAAAAAATCAGAAACCCGTTCCCGCGTGGAAAACGTATCGCGAACGCACTAGGCTGCCCGCATGGCGAAGAAACGAAACAACCCGGAAGATCTGGCCGATCAGATTCGTGAAGGCGTCGAAGCGGCCGTTGCGAAGGGCTGGTCCGTTAATGCGATCGCACACGCGGCCGGCGTGTCGCAGTCATCGCTCGCACACTGGTTGTCGGGTCGTCGTGCCGATATCTCGCTGCAGACGGCGTCGAAGCTGTGTATCTTCCTTCGCTGCCATCTGACGAAGCCACGCCCACGCCGGCCCGAATGACCCGTCTGCGTCTCTGAGCGAGTCATGGATGACGATCGCGATATCGGCACTGCTGCCCGACGAAGTTCTGGCGTGCATTCGGCCACGCCCGGACATCAGCACGATCGATTGGGCGACACGCAACGTGCGAATGCCGCACGATTCAAAAGTCCGGGGCGGATTCCGCATCGACCTGTTCCCGTACATGCGGGAACCGTTCGCCGTCTATGACGACCCGTACTATGAGCGCCTGACCATTCAGACGGCTTCGCAGGTCGGGAAAACAACCTTCGCACAGGTCTGCGTTGCGAAGACGGCCGACACGAACCCGCACCCGATGGCATGGGGCGAACCTGACGAACGATCGTGCAAGCGTGTCATCAGACGAACGTGGCGACTGTTCGATCGCACGCTGGAACTGCAGGACAAGCTGCCGCCGAAGCATCAACGCGGCAGCGATCGCATCGAGTCGAGCACGTTCGTGGTGCATGGTGCATGGGCCGGCAGTGCGGCGTCGGCCGCCGACTTCGGTGCGTTGGTCGTCGTGCTCAATGAAACCGACAAGATGGCACCCAAGTCAAACGATCCGGAAGCTGACTTCCGGTATCTCCTGCAGGAGCGAACGAAAGGCTATGCCCACAGCAAGGTCATCGAACTGAGCACGCCGACGCTGATGCACGGTTCGTACATCGAGAAGCAACGGAAGCTCGGTGACAATCGATCGTGGCAGGTGCCGTGCCCGCGCTGCGGCCAGTTCGACGAGCTGCGAACCGGCGACGGCAAGGAACCCGGCGGCATCATCTTCGACAAGCTCAACGGCAAGCTGGATCCGCACACGGCCGAAGAGACTGCCCGGTACCAGTGTGCGAAGTGCAAAGGCGAATGGTTCGAGCACGAACGGTTCGACGTGATGCAGGCCGGCCGTTATGTGCCGGAGGGCTGCTGGATCGATCCCGATTCACACGAGCTGTGCGGCACGCAGCTGCGTCGCGGGAAGCACGCCAGCTTCGGCCCGTTGCCGACACTGGTGTCACTGCTGCCCGGTATCACGCTCGGGAAGATCGCATCGCAGTGGGTGTCTGCACTGACCAGCGAGGACCGAGCCGGCCAGGTGCGGAACTACATCAACAGCTGGGACGGCCGCACGTTCGATCCGCGGCCGATCAAGGTCGAAGTCGAAGACGTGGCGAAGCGTCTTGCCGTCCCGCAACCGGAACTCTACACGTGCCCCGAGTCGTCACGCTTTGTCACGGCCGGCGTCGACACCGGCCGCATCGGCGAAACCATGCTGTTCTACTGGACGCTGGTGGCCTGGTCCTACATTCGTCGCGGTCACGTGATTGCGAAAGGTGTGACGCATGGAGAGGATGAATTCCGGAAATTGATCGGCGAATGGTTTCGGGACGGTTTCGATCACGAAGACGGGCTGGGACCGTGTCCAATCAAGCGAGTCGGTATCGACGCTGGCTACGGTGTGGATTCCAATCGCGTCTACGACTTCTGCGACGGGCTGAAGAACGTGTGGCCGATCAAAGGCGGTGCCAAGGAGTTTCAGGACTGGTTCCAGCTGGGCTTTCAGCGTTCTAACGCACCGCGTCAGGTACTGGCTCGAAAACGCAAGCTCGGAATGGGTGACCTGATCATCGTCAACTCAGACCGCACACAGCAGTGGCGGCTTGATCTCACCACCGGCGTCATCAAGCCAGGTGCTCCGCAGTTTGTCACGATTCCGCAAGAGCTGGCGGATGACACTGAATGGTTGTCTGAACTGATTGCCGACTATCCCGACGACACCGGGCCACGCCTGAAGTGGGAACGCAGCGGACCGAATGAAGGCGGCGACACGCTGCGATATGCGCTGGTCATGGCCGAACACTTCGGCAATCGAAACGGCTACAAGTGGCGCAAGCTGCCGGCCAGAACGAAGGAAGAAATGTTGCAGCGGAATCCACAAACACCCGCTACACTGCCGGCCCCTTCGCGGGGTTTCCAGACGCCGGGCGGCCAGAACTTCCTTGCATCGCAACGCTGAACGCGATGCGCCGTTCACGTATGGAGACAGTGAATGTCAGACGACACGGCAACCGCCACAGATGAAGTGACGCACATTGCGGACAACAAAGAAGCCGCAGCAGCGTGCGACCTGAGCATCAAGCAGTTTGCAGCGTTAAAGAAGGAGCCGGGTTTTCCGCAGAAAGAGCCCGACGGCTGGCCGATTCTGCGAATTCTGGATTGGCTTGTCGCCCGGCAGCAGGAAGACGACGACGAAGGCACCGAAGATCTCACAGGTCAGGGTGACTCAGCAGCGAACAGTTCAGCGAACAGTTCAGCGAACAGTTCAGCGGTGCAGTGGGTGCAGATCATGGTGCCTGTCTGCACGCCGAGTGAGCCGCGAATCGCCACGCAACAGTTTCGGCCGAATATGTTTCGCGGCCGCGTCGACACCCGTGTGACTGATGAAAAACAGCTGCTCGGGTTGCGGAACTCGCACGCCGGCTGTCGCAACGCTCACGTGCAGTTTCCGAATGAATCGCACGTCGATCGCGTCAGCGATCTCATTAAGTGGCTGTGTCACCAGATTGGCGAAGAAATCGAAGCCGGCCGTTTCGTTGCTGCTCCGACTGTGAATCAGGCCTGATTTCCGCAGTCGCGGTCAACCCGTGAGTGACCGAAAGAACCGCGGGCACACGCTCCGTGCGGCCGGTATCCGTCAGGGTGCCGGCCGTTTTCATGCTAGAAAGAACAGCCGTATGAGCAGTTTCACGACGCCGCTGGTCGTTTCCCCGATCGACGATCGCCGCTGGCGACTGGTCGAATCATTTGAGTACCACGTTGGTCAGTATCCGAGCACAGACGTGGTCTGCGTGCCGGCCGGGTACATCACCGACTTTGCGAGTGTGCCGCGTCCGTTCTGGGTATTGTTTCCCCCCTGGGGCACGTATGGCAAAGCCGCTGTAGTTCATGACTGGTTATGCGATCGCAAAGACAGACCGAGCCGCGAAGTGCATGCCATCTTCAATGAGGCAATGCAGGTGCTGCGAGTACCAGGGTGGAAACGGTGGAGTATGTATCGCGCGGTGTGCTGGTTTGGACCGCGATTCTGACCGCTTAACCCGATCCGAAAGATCCGCCGCCCGGATCTGTCGGAAACAGTTGGTCCTTCTGTTTTGCGGCTTACCGTTCGCCGCCATGACGACGCCAACGCTCACCAGTGCCAGCTCATTCGATGACGTGGTCGCCGAATTTAAGGACACGATGTCCTACCGGCAGCAGGCATCGACTGCACTTGCTGAGCGATTCGTCGTTGCCTGCACGTATCTGATCGGTTTGCGGCCGACTGCCACGCAGAAAGGCCGCCAGGGATGGAACTACGACGCTTCGGAACTCAAGGAATTGAGAAACGAAGCCCGCCGCTATGTCGCGGCGCGAAGCTCTACAGCGACTGATCAGAAACGAGTTCTGCAGGCGAGCTGTAAGAACTTTCGGACATGACGTGGCGTGGAGCAGACGGCAGCTCGCCGGGTTCATACCCCGGAGGTCGCGGGTTCGAATCCCGCCGCCACTACTCGCACGTGTGAACGACGGCCGGCGTTTGAGACGGGAGACGCAGATTGTCAAGGACTTCGACAACAAAGCGGAATGGATTCCGCTCTGCGTCACCGTCGATGCGTCGGCTGATCAGGTCGAAGAACCCGCAGTCGGTCGCGGAAGCGTTTGACGAACTGCGCAGCGAATACCGTTTGGCACAGCCCTCACGGTTTCGCAGCGTCGCTTTAGGTGGTGCCTCGTCTGGTGTGGACGCTGACTGGCACAGTCGCAGCGATCAGAAACTCATGAGCATGATCGAGTACGCGCGGCACATAGCCGCCAACGATCGGCTCGTGGGTGTCGCGCTGCGGCGACTCTGCACCAACGTGCTGCGCAAAGGCGGCTTGCAATATCAACCACAGACCGGCAGTCGCGAACTGGATGCTGTGCTTAAAGCCAAATGGCTGGCCTGGTCAACCTCACCGCTGCAGACGGACATTCGCCGGCGGCTGTCGTTTCGGCGACTCGCACGCAATGTGTTGCGAGCAATCATCGTAGACGGTGACATGCTGGTGGTGCCGCGCCGGGAAGGATTCCTGCAGGCGATTGAAGCACACCGGATTCGGCAACCATACACGATTCGCAACAGCGATCGAAAAAATCCGGTGATCAACGGCGTTGAGATCTCACAGGCGACCGGTCGGGCCCGTCGTTTCTTTGTCGCGAAACCCGACGTGCCGCTGCACACGGTCGTTAAGCGAGTTAACGAAACCGAACCGCTGCCGGCGTTTAACAGCGATGGAACGCCTCATGTTTTTCATTGTGCGTTTCCCGAACGAGTCTCACAGACACGCGGCATCACGGCGTTCAATCGTTTCGGCGATGACAGCGGTCAGCTTGACGATGTCATGTTTGCCTGGCTGGTGCGCGAGCAGGTCACCAGCTGCATCACGTTTATCGAAGAAGAAAACCCCGACGTGCCAGCCGACGGCGATGACGACGATCGGGAACTCGGTGACTGGACGCAGGTAGCGACAGCTGACAGCACGCTCGGCGATGAAGTTGACATGAAGCCGGGCAAGATTCTGCGGCCTCGCAAGGGAAAAACGATCAGCGGCTTTGGCCCGAATCTGCCCGGTGCCAATTCGCTCGAGCACGCCATGCTGCACGTCGCAATCATGGCTGTGAATCTTGACCTGCCAATGCAGGTGCTGATGCTCGATCCGACCAGCACGAACTTCAGCGGCTGGAAAGGCTCAACGAACGAAGCGGAAGAACGCTGGCGGGAAATCGGCCAGGACCTTTCCGAGTGCCTGCATCGACCAACAATCGAATGGTTGGTGGAACGCTGGATCATTGAAGACGGCGTGATTGCCGCGCTGGCTCAGGAACCGGGCGTCGATCCGAAGCGGCACACCTGGAACACGCCACGCAAAGAATCGATCCAGCCTGTCGAAGACGCGACCGCTGACACAATGCGCCTGAACGGCGGCCAGACTTCGCATCGGCGCTTTACACAGGAGCGATACGGCTGCGAATGGGCGGACCTTTATAGCGAGATCATTGACGACCGTGCCGACGGCATCGAAGCCGCGATCGAACGGGCAAACAAACTCAATGAGCACATCGAGGATCCGGCCGAACGCATCAGCTGGCGTGATCTGCTGCCGCTGGCCATGCCGGAAGGAACGAAGCTGTCGATCAGCACGAACGCCGGAAGCTCAAACGATGCCACCGAGCCTGCCACCAGGGGAGCTGCCGACTGATGCCGGACATCATTCCATTCAACGCCGAAAACAATCTAACCGTGACCGGCAGCACAGCGGTCATCGAGATTGATTCACGTATCGACTCGTCGCCGCTGATGTCGGAATGGGCAGGGTTCGTAACGCTCAAGGCCTTTCGGCAGATCGTCAGGGCCGCCGGCGACGGCATCGAAAGATGGGAACTGCGAATTCTGTCGCCCGGTGGAAACGCTGTCGTCGGCAATGCGATCGCTCAGGAGATCAAACGGCTGGGCAAAGACGCCGAAACTGTCGCAGTGGTTGATGCGGCCGGCAGTGCAGCGACGATCGTTGCGCTGGCCTGTCAGCGCGTCGTGATTGCTCAGAACGGTCAGTGGTTTATCCATCAGGCACGCGGGTCAGTCTGGGATGCCAACGGCGAAAAGCTGCAGTCTTACGGCCAGATGGTGCTGGATGCTGACACCGAAATGGTACGGGTTTACGCCGACAAAACTGGCGAAACCGAGCAGCAGATTCGCAACTGGATGAAAGTGGAAACCTGGTTCACCGCAGCCCGTGCTCTGGAAGTCGGGTTTGCAGATGAGCTGACCGATGCCGTCGACGGTCTCGAAGCGTTCAGTCCCGACGGCCTTGAAGACTTTGACTCTGTGCTGCATGCGTTTTCTGAGCTGCGTGCTCAGTTTCGTGGCAAACGCTCAGCAACTCCACCGGCAGACACTCCTGCCACAGACACTGAGGAACCAGAAATGGAAGCCGCAACTCTCAAGGAACTGAAAGCCGCTCTGCCGAAAGCCGACAGCGATTTTCTGGTCGAGCAGCTGGAAGCCGATGCAACAGTCGCTGATGCGACGGTGGCGTGGGCGGACCACCTGCAGGCAAAACTGGAAGCAGCAGAAACCGCCAGGACAGCTGCAGAAACTGCTCAGGCACAAGCCGAACAGAAGGCTGCCGAAGCAGCGGCAACGCCACCCAAACCAGGCAGCAAAGGTGTCGCGGAAGCCGGCGACGATCCGCACGCTGATGGTGACGACGACGGTGCCGGTGGCAAGAAATTTGACAACGCTGAAGCGGAATGGAAACGACAGCTCAAGAAAAAACACGATGCCGGCGAAACACGTGCCGACGCCGTGTTTGAGCTGATGAACGAGCAGCCCGAACTTTACGAGGCATATCTTCGTCAGCGCGAAAGCCGCATCGATCGCCGTGGCCGGCGACCGCAGGCCAGCGCGTCCTGATCGCCTGACACAACCGGTCGACAACTGATCGTCGACATTCCGACCTAACACAAAACCAAACCTGCCGGCAAGCCGGCAACTTTCAGAAAGGACCAGTCATGGCGAATGCCTGTCCAAACCCTGGCCCGACCCGCACGTTCATCGTCGGCGGGACCGCAATCGGTCAATTTCTGCGCGCCAAGCTCAGTGCCGGTGTGCTTGTCGTCGCCGGCATCACTGATCGCGAGGAAGTCGGCATTCTGCAGTTCGACGGGTCGGCATCGTCGCCGGTCAGTGTCGTGTTGCCAAACTCACCGGGCTCGCGAGCGGGCATTTGTTCGGAAGCCATCGCTGTCGGCGATGTGGTCTACACGGCTGCTGCCGGCAAACTGTCGGGCACCGCCGGCGATGGTGCGATTCGTCGCGGCATCGCAGTTACCGCCACGACAGCCGATGGCGATGTGTTCGAGTACCTGCCGGACAACCCACGCAAGTTGCTGCCGGAAGATAACCCGATCACCGATCCGGGCGATGCTGGCGCAATTCCGGTCACCGACAGTGGCTACTGCAACATTGTTTCCGCAGGTGCAGAGACACGCACGATCGCAGCTCCGACGTTTGTCGGGCAAAAGCTGATTCTGAATCTGCACACCGATGGCGGCAATGTCACGGTCACTGTGGCCACGACAGTCAACCAGACCGGCAACAACACGCTGGTCTTTGGCGACGCTGGCGACTGCGTGATTCTCGAAGCCAAGCAAAACGGTGCCAACATTCGCTGGACGGTTGCCACTGCCGACGGTGTGACACCGACAACTGTCTGATCAAAACAACCTTAGGACCGCTGGCGAGCCGTTCTCGGGCGGCTCGCCAGCACGATCATCACCACAGCACTCACACTTACTCGCGGCCTGACGCCGCTTGCCATCAAGGAGGACAAGGATGTCCCTGCAACCCTCTGCTGCACTCGGCCAGGCTCGTCCCGATCTGGCCGACGGTCTTGAAGAGTTTGATCTCGAAGCAAACCGCGCCGGCTACGTCGGCATGGAAATCTGCCCGGTGATTGAAGTGCCGCACCAGAACGGCGTATTCCCGAAACGTACGCTGGCTCAGATTCTCAAGTCGTCTGAAGACACGCGTCGCGCGTCCGGGTCCGCTTATCGTCGCGGCGGCGGTGAATTCACGAAGGACAATTGGAACACGGAAGAACGCGGCTTCGAAGAACCGGTCGACGCCCGCGAAAACGCGATCAACCGTGACTGGTTTGATGCCGAGCTGATCGCTGCCGATGAATGTCGACAGCAGGTGCTCGAAGACATCGAAGAACAGGTGATCGCGCTGGTCAACGCGGTGAGCAATACAACCGGGGCTGGCACCGCGTGGAGCACTCACGCGACTGCAGATCCGACAGCAAACGTGCTGGCCGGCAAGGTTGCCATGCGAAACCGCTGTGGCATCGTGCCGAACGCCATGTGCGTTGAGTGGTCGGCTTTTCAGGATCTGCTCGAATGCGATGCGATTCTGGACCGCATCAAGCATTGGGGCGGCGACGACCCAAAGAAGGCGGCCATGAACAATCTGTCGCTGATGGCGGCCGTGTTTGATGTCGAACGATTCGTCGTTGCGGGTGCGATTAAGAACACCGCCAACGAAATGGCCGCTGCGTCGATTTCGACCGTCTTTCCGGAAGACAAAGTGCTGCTGTACCGGCACAGCGACAACCGCAACATGAAGCGGCCACGCTGGGCGAACACGCTGCACTGGGGCGAAGACGGCAGCCGCATCGGCTGTGCTCTGGAGACCTATGACGATCCTGCCGTGCGATCAGAGATCGTGCGAGCCCGGTCTGAGATCCAGATTAAGGAAATCTACGCCGATTGTGCTCAGGTCATCACCGGCGTGTGATATCGCGACACACCGCCGGGACGTTTTGCTGCTGGAATATGTTTGCCCCTCTCAGTAGTTCACTTCCGCGTCCCGGCGGTTGCTTTCACGGGCAGCAGATCATCACCACGTGCGATTGTCCTTCTCACCTCAAACCGGATTCGATCATGTCAGAAGACACAATGAACGGCCAGACGGCCGACGACCAGACGGTGGCAACGCCGGCCGCAGCTGCGAGTAGCGACCAGCAAGCCGAGACCGAACAGCAAGCCGAGACCGACCAGCAAGCCGAGACCGACCAGCAAGCCGAGACCGAACAGCCAGCAGTCGCACCACAGGATGCGTCGGCCGATTACGGGCACGTGAACGAAGTGGTCTGTGAGCTTAAAGAAGCTCCCATCGCTTTGTTTTTCGACACCGGCACCGGCATGCGAATCAACCTGGATCAGATTTCGCACATTCACGTCACCGATCCGCAGCATGTAGACCTGGTCTACATGATCGGCAATCCGAAGGGCGTGCCGATCCACAGCGAACGCACGGCGTTGCTGTTTGAAATCTGCCCGATGCTCGAAGGGCGTGCCTGATCCATGTTCGATTCGGTGATGAGAGAATCGGGAGCACCGGACCTGTTCCGCATTTATGGCGGTTCAGGTTCGGTGCAGCTGGCCGCCGGCGGCGATCCCATCACCGACTACGTGCTCGATGAACTTGACGAACTGCGTGAGTTCGATGTGAACGGCCAGCGCATCGAAGCCGACGCGATCATCACATTGCCCAGCACTGTGACATTCGATCTGAAAACCAAACTCTCACGCCTGACGGTGGAGTCAAAGACATGGGATGTCATCGGGAAGCTGGAGTCAGACGCGTCGACGACCGTCTGGGCACTGCGTCGATCGACAGCCCGTACCGTCACGGCGATCCCTCCTCCCTCTACTCGAAGGCGTACCCAATGAGATCACGACCATTTCTGCTGCTGATTCTGTTCGCTGTCGCGAGCTTCTTCTGCACTGGCTGCATTGTCACCGCGAAGCCCGGCCCCGGCTGTTACGTGCCGTCTGGATGTGCCGTCCAGCCGCCCGTTCGAGTGCCCTGCTTTCCGCCGGCCAACTGCCCGCCGATTCAGATCGTCACACCGCCGGGGACGACGACGACGACGACACCGCCGGCGACCCTCAAGACGACCGCACTGGAGACCGTTATGCCACTGATCGTCGAACCGACCGAGCGCACCGCCCTGATCTATCGCCGAATCGCCGAGCTGGTTTGTGCCACGGATCAGTTCCAGGACGAGACCGGACAGAACGCAGCCAACTCGCTCGATCAGTTCGCACACTGGCCGCGAATCGACGAGCAAAACGAAGACGGCAACGGCGATCAGTTCCTGACGGCACCGCTCGCCCTCGTGACGCAGGAACCCGAGCTGCTGATCGTCAAGGACGATTACGAAACAGGACACGGCGAGACATTCCTGCAGCTCGCCCTCGTCCGCGCCTCAGCGATCACCGATGTGCGTGATCGATGGACTGACGTAGCGAATCGTGCCGGTGCGATCGTCCGGGAGATGCTCGACCTGGCACGCGAGGACAGTGCCGCGAACTACTGGCAGGTCAAAGGCTACACGGTGCATCAAGGCTCAATGATGAATGACCTGGTGGAATACGACTTCCGCGACAGCGGCGGCACGGAAGTCGAAGTCGAAGTCTTCCCGTTCGTCCTGCAGTGGGTGGGCTGATGGAAACGACGGTCGGTGTCAGCGGCCAGCTCCCCGCGAATCCATCCCGCAAGCAGCGCGTGTGGATTCGCGAGGCTGTCACTGCGGCCGCTGACTACCACCACCGTCACCACATCCCGAAGCACTTCAAGACACAGGCGGCAACACAGTACGGCTACAAGCGGCGATCGCGGCGGTGGCAGGACACGAAAAAGAAACTCGGCCGGCCGGCAATGCCGCTTGTGTTTACCGGTAAGACCAAACAGGAAATCACCAGCAGCCGCGAGATCAGAGCAACATCAACCCGTGGGGCACGGCTCGTTATGCGAGCCAGTCTGCGTGGCCTGACTTCTGGCCGATTTCGCATCAAAGTCGGCCAGTTCCGACTCAGTGAACGCCAGGAACAGATCGAGATGCGACGGCAGGAAATCGTCGCCATGACGCCGGACGAGATCACAACGCTTGCCCGGATCGAAGAACAAGCCTACCAGCAGCAGGTGGATAAGCACCTGACTCAATAACGCCACTTGGAAAGGATTCCGTCATGGCTCTCACCGACCGCAAACTGCTTCGCACGTATCCGATCGTTCTGGCGGGTACATCGTTTGCTGTTATGGAAAACATTCAGCCAAACGAAGGACTGCGGCAGATCGAGCATCGTGCCGCCGGCGAACTCGGCCCGGTTGACTTCGCGATCGCTCACCATGAGCCGTCGGTACAGTTTCAGACTCCGGATCTGGGCAAGCTGCTGACGCTCGACAGCGCAATTCTGACCGAAGGTGTTGCACTGACGGGCAATACCGACATTCAGTGGCGTGCTGAGAAAAACGCCGGCGGGCTGGAAGCCGTCACAGCGTCAAGCAACGTGCGAGCGAGATCACCGGAAGCGTTTCTGCAGGTTGATAGCTTTCGAGTGAGTACCAACGACCCGCAGCCGGTCATGGCGACCTGCACGCTGTTTCTACTTAAAAATTCAGGCGGAACGCCGCCGAGCGTCGTCACCGCATCGACAGCTCTGACGGCACGTGCCGCATTTAGCGACTCCTGGCAGCTCGGTGAACTGGTCGTCGACAGCACGAAGTGGGGTGGCCTGATGTCGATCGAGTACACGTCAGGAATCAACTCCGAACCACGCTACGAAAAGGGGTTGCAACAACCGTTCGGTCGCCGCATCACCGATCGCAAACCGATGTTTCGAGCGATGCTGAAGAATGAGGACATTCTGACAACGCACGGCTTCGGCGAAGTGAAGTTCAACAGTAGCGAAACGGTCGACATTTACTGCCGACACATTGACGAAGACAACGGCGGCCGCACGCCCGAAACGGGAGTCGGCAACGAAAAGCACTTCAAGGTAAGTCTGACCGAACCCGTGCTGTTCGTAAATCAGCCAGGCGACGACGGGATGGTGCCGGTCGATATTTACCACCGCGAAGGCAAGACCGTCACCGCCGTTTCGAATGCCGAATTTCCAGCCTGATCCGTGAGTTGATCATCAGGCCGCTTCATTTCCTGCTGTAACGGAAACACTGCACCATGCACCATCACGATCACCAGGTCGGTGTCACGTCAACGGACGACCGCAACCCTCGCGGAATCGGATCCACGCAGATGCGGGTCAGCAGTCCGCATGACGAGATTCGCATCTGTAAGGAGCTGGCGCCGGGCGAATCGTTCGATGTCTCGTGCGAGCAGCTCGATGCGATTCAGTCGATCGCCCTGGAAGCTCGCGAGATCGGCGACCCGTCCAACGTGACGCCGCACGTCGAATTCGAACTCGGCGGTGCCGCGTTTGACTTTCGATCCGGCCCGTTTCAGTGGTTCGCAGGCGGGCACTTTCAGTCGCCGTTCGGTGCCGATGTGACCGACCTGATGTTAGTCAACCACGCCAGCGTCTCCGTGATTGTACGCGGGTCGATTTTGCCTGAGTCCCTGAAGGACGCCGACGCCGGCGACGACGAATAACCGCATGCTGCTGTTTCATACCATCAACGACACTCCCACCGAGCTGCGGCAGATAGTCCGTAGTGAAGGCCTGCCACTCGGCGAGTTTACCACCACGGTTGCCGGTCCGTCTGGAGAGCGTGGTCACTACTGGTATGTGGACCTGCCCGACGATCCAGTCAGTCTGCCACGCACGGTTTATGACCCAAGCACGCAGACGTGGCGCCGCGTCGGCCAGATGCAGCTGTGGATCGGCTGGAACAACGATCAGCCACCGACTCCGGAAACGCTCGCGCGATCCGAACAGTTCGAAGGCCCGAAAGCAATGCTGGCCGACGGGCACTGGTGGCAGATTCCGAACGGAATGCGGCTGCCATACACGTTCGACCGCGACGAAAACGGCGAGGTGATAAAGCGTCGGCAGGCAAAAATTCAGGACATCTATGAACGCACGGTCTGGGCCTTTGGCGAGTGTCGCGAGTTAGCGTCGGTCGACGTGCCAATCACCGAGAAGAACGCCGGACCACTCGGCGATTACTGCGGCTGGCTGTTGAGTCTGAATTATCGAATCACGCCGGCGATGGTCTGGGCTTTGGATCTACTCGACCAGGAAACCATATGGAACACGATGGTGGCCAGCACGGACATTCAAGCAATCAACCGGCTGATCGATTCGCTTTCCGGGCAGTCGGGTAATCAAGGAGCGACGGAGGACGGTCAGCCGGTCCCTTTCGATGGTGGGCTGACTTCTGCCGCTGGCGGCGGGGCTTAGCGCCGCCGGAATATCGGCCCACTGTGTTTGATCTCTGGTGGCTTTCACGATTGGAACAGCATGAACACCGCGACCGGTTCAAAACCCTTCCGTCTCGATGCGACTGATCTGCAGAAGATCGGGAACAGTGCGATGCTCGCGATCGCCGGTGTCGCCGTTGGCGCACTCGTGCTGCTCAACGAACGCATGGCAGACCATTCACCGGACAGCCTGATGGCCGTGCTGGTCGCCACGATCACGCCGACAGCCATCAACATTCTGCGGAAATGGGCCAGCGACAATCGCAAACAGGTTTTGCCGCCGGTTGATCTCGACGCCCCCGCAGAAGACCCGGCCTTCGACCCCGCGCTGGTCGAGTTCGTAGTCAAGACGCTGCAGCAGGGCAGGCAACAGGAACTGACGGACCGAGCGGCATCGACCGCTCGCAGCGACCTGCCAGCGACACCATAAGGAGCAACGGCATGGGCGACGCCGGCGAAGTCGCAAAGGCAGTCATCAAACTGATCGAAACAGGCGAGAAGATCGCGGAGGAAATCGATGATCACAGCGAAAAGGAGCGTCAGCAGCGGTTCCGGCAGGAGTGGGAGCGGGCGTGTGCCGAAGGCGACACGGATGCTCTTAATCGCCTGCTGCATCAGCTGCGTTAGTGGCTGCAAGCTGTTTGAAAAAGCCGTGGCCTACATACCTGGCACACGTCGCATCGTCAGTCTCGATGAAGGCGACCCGGCACCATTTGACGGGCAGTTGCTCAGTCCCGCACTGATGGCGGAACTCGGGCCGTGCCTGGCTCAAACCCTTAAGGATGGAGGTTTCAGGGATGCGGCCGCAACGAATGCAACCACACCGATTACGCCGTCCGTGGAACTCGACACACCACGACTCGAATTCGAACCGCCCATTGTCGACACCGAAGCGTTCCGCCTCATGCCAATCCCGGATCCCATGTTCGGAGCCGATCGACCCCGTGACCCGCCCGCCGCTGCCTCCATTCTGGAAGATCTGCCTGATGATGATCTGGCTGATCTGCTTCGCAATCTGCGTCACCCAAATGATTGAGCAGATATTCTGACTCGCAGCACGTGAAGCCAGGGACGGCAAACGATGGCGGCAAAGGTTGAAGTCGATTTCAATGCACGCGGACAGGATCGCGTCGTCAAGGCGTACGAAGCCTGGGAGCAATCCATTGCGCGCACGAATCGCCGTCTGGTCGAATCAGAGGGCACAGTGCAGCAGCAGAACGCCGCACTGCGTCGCCTGCGTCAGGCTCAGCGAGCCGAAGTCGAAGCTCAGAAAGACGCCGCCCGCATTCGCCGCGCCGGCGTGTCGGCTCAACAGCAGTTTCTGGACGGGGCGAAAAAGCTGCGGGAGCAACTTGCCGCCGGCCGCATTACCGAAGACGAATACCGAGCGGCTCGGGATCGACTGCGCAAGGAAACCATTGGACTGACGCAGGCGGAACGAGACCAGCAGGCGGCGTCAGCGAAGCAGCTGGCCGACCAGAAGGCCGGCGAATCTATCACACGCCGCAACGCCACGGCCGTTGAACGCTACCGGGAAGAACTCCGCGAGTTACGACGACTGTATCGGGCGGGCGCGATTGACGAACAGACGATGCGTCGCGAACGAGCACGTCTGCGAACGGAAACCGAACGCACGACAGGTGCCGAAGACCGCCGCAATCGTGAACTGCGGGAATCACAAGCGATCATTGCACGCACACGCACAGCCAATGAACGCTACGAATCAGAATTGCGGGATCTGCGGCGGATGCTGCACGGTGGCCGCATTGATCAGGAAACCTTCAATCGGGCTGTCGGACAGGCACGCACCAACCTGCTGGGAGCGACGACGGCGAATACCTCGTTGATCGGATCGCTTGGTCGCACAGCTGTTGCTGTGACCGGTGTCGGATCTGCTGTCGGTGGCGTGTTAACGATTGCCCGAACACTGCGAGCTGAGTACGACAACCTGCTCGAGCGTCAGGGCAAAGCTGCTGATGTGCAGGAGTTTATCGATCGTGCGGTGCTGGCGGCATCAAAGAACACCATCGGCCTGATGACACCAGAGGAACTCCGTCAGGAAGCGGTGCAGATCAACGCCGACACGGATGTGCCAATCGCGTCAGCCGCTCATCTCATCGGTGCGGCTGTGACCAGCACCGGTGTGCAAAACGCAGCTGAACTGGAAACGGCAAAGCAGGCAGCTGCAGCTGCGGCTGCGTATGCACCGGAAGCAGATGTCGAAACGCAGTCAGCCGTTGCTGGTGTCGGTGCATCACTTGCCAAACGGCTTGGTGTGTCGCCCGAAGAGGCGATCGGATTCATGGGCAAGGTCGGGCTGCAGTCAAAAGTCAGAATTCTACAGTTTCAGGTGCAGAATCTTGCGCCGGCATTGCTCAGTCTGGTGGCGTCCGGCATGGATGCGCAGTCGTCGGCCGCGTTGATCACGTCCATGACGCAGGAAGGTGACTTTACGGGCGAGACGACGGCGACTGCCGTGCAGAACGTCGTCGGCGAACTGAAAGAGCGATTCGGCGATCGCTTCACCGATGCGGACGGCAACTTCGATGCTCGTGCCGCACTTGATCTGCTGCGGTCCGACGAGGACATGCGTGAGATCTTCATGCGTGGTGGTGAGATCAACGGGCAGAAATTCGGTGCCGCGTCGATTGGGCGGGCAAAAAGCCGCATGGCGTTTGAGCGACTGATCACGCCGGGCACGATGGCGTTTCAGCAGTTTGATGCCGACGCTGCAAACATTGACACTGTAGGAGCAGGTGGCGACCTGTTCGAGCAGATGGTTGATCGCAACCGTCAAACAGCGCAGGCGTTCAATCTGAAGCGATCGTTTCGCGGTGCGACAGAACGACTGCGAGAACAGGACGGCAGCGCACTCAGCGGCATCTTCCGCGAGGGTATGGCAGACATCGCAGCAGCGTCGGGCCGGTCGGTGTTCGGCCGCCGACTGGCATCGCTGCGACGTGAAGCTATGACAGATGCGGGAACGAATCAGCAAAAGTTTGCCAGCATCGCCATCGAACAGCTTCGCAGCGAAGCTGCCGATCTGCGGGATGGCGAAAAAGCAAGAGTGTATGGCACGCAGGCCGGTGTGGTGTCCATACCTGGGCGAGCGGCAACGGAACAGCAACTGTCGGTCGCAAAGGAACTGACCAGCCTTGCGGACCGCCTGCAGCAACTGCTCGATGTGCAGCGAGCACAACTGCAGGAACACCAACAGCAGCGCCGCGAGCAGCGGGAAGCGGCGGAGAGGAATGAACGGGCCGTGCGAGGGGTTGGCGCCGCCGTCCGTGAGCGGCCGCGTCCGTTGCCGATCGCAACTCCCGGCAACCAGCCGCCACGGGCGGCGCGGCTCGGGAGTTGATACATGGCACAGGGCACTGGTACAGCCGCCACCTTTCGCGGCACTCAACTGACAGGGCACGTCGAAGACATCATTTTCGGTCCGTCTGAGTGCGTTGTCGATGAGGCGGGCTTGTTCGGACTGACAGGTGTCAACGAGATCGTCGCACCAGTGCAGGGTCGGTGGATCACGCTGTTGATGCACCTGGGACCGTTTGCGAATGCTGCGGCACTCGACAGCTACATCACGCTGCTTGAGCAGACACTGACGATGAATGGCGCGTTGGTAATCGGCTCGCCGCTGTCCTGGACCTTTAACGATTGCACTTTGCGGCAGGTGCTGCGGGAGCCCGGAGACCAGCAGGGGCCGAAACAGAACCAGCCCGCAAACCAATGGGGAGAATTCTGCCGGCTCGTATTTCGGCGGTTGAGTTAACCATCAGCACATAGAAAGCAAGAACCGTGGCCACCGTTTCTGATTCGTCAACAACTCAAAGCCTGCAGCAGATCGCCAGCCGTTGGCTGGCGTCGCAGCCGTTTGCCAATGTGATGCTCGTTCTGCAGACCAGTGGAATTGCCTGGCTGGCGTGGTACTGCGTCACGACTGCTATGCCGGCAACGGTGCAGCAGATTCAGAACGGTCACAACGAACAGACGCAACAGTACATCGAAGACTCGAAACTGCAGCGAGAACAAAACCGCGAGGATCTGAAACTGGTGATTGAATCCTACAAGGACACGCTTGACCGCGTGCAACGCGACTGACCAATGCCGGCTCCGTATCTGGGGGGATTCCGAATTCTGAGCGTCAACTGGATCGGCCTGACGGCGATTGAGTTGGCGTTTCAGGCGACGGAGTACTCCGACAAGTTGTTCCAGCTCTACGCCGGGCGGCGGCTGATCGGTGTGACCGAAGCCGTCACCGATCGCATCGTGCGTGGAGCTGTGCCGCCGGGGCCGCGAGCAACGCCGCTCAGTCTGATCGTCGTCGACAAAGCTGACCGGCTGGTCGACTATGGCGATTTGCTCGGATGGAAGCCGTACAACCTCTACTGCGTGCGGTGGCAGGCACCGGCAGTGATCGGTGATTTGTCGCACTTCGATGTCGTGATGTCCAATAACGCGGGCGAAGCGTACGACGCCACCAACATCGTTGGACGCGTCGAGTACAACAGTCAGATCAGCACCTACACGTTTGAATTGCCCAGCATTGCGACATCTGGCAACTGGCAGGTGGCGGTCATTCCGCGCGACGACGCCGAGCCGTCGGGCAACGCGGGCACGATTGATACCGTGACGATCGCGGCCGTGGTCTATCCGCTGGATCTGGCACTCGACGAAAACGGCCAGCGATTCACCGTGGCCGCGACCGCCGGCGAGCTGACCGCCTCATTTGCATACGGGAGCTGAGCGACGACATGGAACACGTCCAGACACAAATTCTGTACCCCGGCCAGATCAGCGGTCGCCCGGAAGAAGCCAGCCCCGCCGCCGCTGATTTGGTGCTTATTGTCGACATCAGCAGCGGTCAGCTTAAACGGGCAACAGTGGCCAATCTGTCGGCCGGTGTGGATCACGGTGGGATCGGCGGGCTCGCTGACGACGATCACACCCAATACAGCCTGGCAGACGGTACACGCTGGACGGCTACTCCGACGGCCAGCCGCGCCGTCGAATCCGACGGCAGCGGCAACCTGGTTGTGAGTGCTGTGACCAGCACCGAACTCGGGTATCTGTCGGGAGTCACTTCGGGTATTCAAACTCAGATTGACGGCAAAGCCGCCAGTAGTCACTCACATTCGGCGAGCGACATCACGTCGGGGACACTGGCACACGAGCAGGGCGGGCTTGAGGCGGACATCAGCGGAATCAGCACCGGTGATGTGATCGCCGGTACGGGAGCTGGCACGCTGGGTCTGGTGACGGCGAGCGGACACAGTGACGGCGATGTGCGGCGATGTGCTGACGTTGCAGGCCGACGGCACTGCGGACTGGGAGACGCCCGCCGGCGGCGGATCGACTGCACTGAACGATCTCACCGATGTGACGATCACGACGGTTGGTACCGGCGAAGTGCTGGTCTACACGGGCGCAGGGTGGGAGAATCAGACACTGACTGAGGCCGGCATCGCCGCAGCCAGTCACATGCATTCGGCAATGGACATCACGTCGGGGACACTGGCACACGAGCAGGGCGGGCTTGAGGCGGACATCAGCGGAATCAGCACCGGTGATGTGATCGCCGGTACGGGAGCTGGCACGCTGGGTCTGGTGACGGCGAGCGGACACAGTGACGGCGATGTG